AATCAGGAATGCTGAATGGGCCAATGGAGAAGTCAAGGCGGTTCCATGCGTCAATCATAAAATTGACCGCACCCTTGAAAGCGTTCTTAATTCCATCAAACATGGTTGCCGCAATAGTGTTGATTAGATCAGGCAGTGTTCTAAAGAAATCAATGACGCCGGTAAAGATTTCAACAATACGCGCGCCAACCTCAACGGCCTTTTGCACCAGACTCACCAGAGCACCAATAACCCTGATAATGATCTCAATGACCAGGCCAAAATAACGAATGATTGCTGTCAGGTAAATGCTGTAAAGCGTTTGCAGAATGGGGAACACATACGTCTCAAGAAATCCAATGATGGCGCTGAATGCATTCTTGACGGCATCTATTGAATCTTTATTTTCGTCTAGTGCGTTTTTGATGCGATCAACAGCAGCTGATACGGCATTTTTGATTGCATCCCAGACTGCCATCACGGCGTTCCTGAAAGCCTCTGAGTTATTCCACAGCCATGCGATAGCCAGCCCTAGGGCAACGATTGCAGCGATGACAGCAACAACGGGAAGCGATACCGCAGCCACCGCTCCAGCAAGTGCACCCAGACCACTAATCATGGTGCCGACGATGAGCAGCAATGGCCCAATGGCGGCAGCAAGAAGTCCGACAACAACGATGATCTGCTTGACCTCTGGCGATAGATTTCCAAACGCCTGAGCCATGGCCTGCAATCTCTCAGCAATTTGGGCAACGACAGGGGCGATGATTTCGCCAATGCCCAATAGGGAGTTCTTAATCTCCGTAAGCGTCTGGCTAAGTTTGAATCCTGTGGTGTCGGCCATAGTGCCAAACGCATCAGAAGTCATTCCCGCTGCGTTGCCTACAACACCAAACGTTCCTTCAATTGATGCAGCGTCAGCGCCAAGAATTTGGAAAGCTGCTGACGCGGCCTCACTCGACCCAAGCAACTTGCCAAGCTGCTCACGGTTGCCACCAAGTTTCTCATCAAGCATGGCCAGCGCTTCAGGCAATCCCTTTTCAGCGATTGCCGCGCGCATATCGCTTGCGCTCAGCCCAACAGCATCAAGTGATTTCTTGGCTTCCTCGGTCGGCACAACAAACGCCCGTAGCAATGCCTGCACCTGCGTAACTGATTGGGCGGCATCGCCGTTGGTTCGAGTGAGCAGAGCGACGGCTCCGCCAACGTCCTCAAGGGATGCGCCAGCCTGCTGCGCAAAAGGCAGCACTCGACCAAGCGCGCCGGCAAACTGTGACGTTTCAAAGTTACCAGCGCGAGCAGTAGCAACGATGATGTCCGTTGCGTCAGCAGCGTTAATAACAGATGTGCCATAAGCGTTCATTGCGCCAGCAACAGCACGGGCAATGTCGTTAGTTTCACCAAGGCCAGCAGCGCTTGCCTTGGCTGAAAGTTCCAAGGCATCCATGGCATCTTTGCCACGCAAGCCTGCTGACGTGACAACAAACAAACCGTCAGATAGTTCGCTGGTGCTCTTGCCTGTTTGCGATGACAAGGCAACGACAGATGCTTTCATGTCATCAACTTCATTGGCGGCAATGCCGACCAGGGCCGTGACCTTGGCCATTGACTTATCAAATTCAATGGTCATTGCGGTGGCGGCCGCACCAATGCCGACAATTGGCAAGGTTACGCCAGCCGTTAGAGACTTACCAACGCCAGTGACTTTGGAGCCAATGTCTTTCATTTTGTCGCCAATGGCCTCAGCCCTGGCGGCAAATCCATCTAGGTCTTTTTCAGCACCTTTAAGGGCTGACCCATCCCAATCGCCATAGACTCGAACTTTCGCGCCAAGCTGTGCCATTAGCGAAGCCCCAATCTGCGAGCATGATTAACGATGGTGTCACGGATCTTTTCGCGCAATTCAGGAGTGATTACGCGGTAGTAAGCAGGCAGCAGTGCGCGTGGCTGCTTGCCTGGGTAGCGAGCGTTGATCACATTTACCAGATGTGCACCGCTGGGAGTGGTCACCCGTGAACCATCACCCATCAATGACCAAATGGAACCGCCAGCATTTGCCTGCACAACTTCCCAAGCAATACCTGCGCTGACACCCTTGCGGCGGTAATTGTTGCGCTTGACCTTGAAGTTGGAACTGACTGTTGATGGGTCAAAGCCAAGGTCGCGGCCGCGCTTGGCGTCAAGCCATGGCCCCCAATTACTAACTGCATTGTCTGGTGGGGTTAAGTAACTTGCTTCAGCAGCCACTTGCTTACCTGCTTGGGTAATGATTTTGGTGACCTCATTGGCTGCTTTTTTATCGGTTTCCCTTAGCGCGTCATAGAGTTCACGCAAGCCTGAGACTTCAATCTTGTAACCCTTGGAACGCACAACAGCCATTAGCGTTTTGCACCCTTCTGCATTTGCACATTGCGCCAACGCAGATATCTCTGCATTGTTGCAATCATGCGCGGAGATTCCAAAAGGATTGCGCTTGGTGCAAGTTTGAATTCATATGCCAGATGAACCACAGCCCAATGGACTGATTGCTCACCCAGCGGGGTTATTCCGGGCTGCCTGCAATCTGAATGGAATCAACGCGCTCCATCCAAGGTTCAAATGTGTCGGTCGTTAATTTGTTGCGCTTGAGCGCGTGCCACGCAATAAACATCAAATACTTGATGCGCGGATTCTTTTGAAAATCCCCAAGAGCCATGTCATAGGTTTCTTCAAATGCGTTGAGATCGGGGGCAGAAGCAGTTACCTCTACCCCCGATCCATCGAGATACTCAACAGTGAGGGCTATACGCATCATGGCGCAGGGTTCCTTTCAGACTCAGGCAGTGCCGCGAACAACGGAGCCCGAAACAGGCCACGTCACAGACAGGGTTGCCAGATCCCCCACCGAGGACGCAAACGGCTGGTACTGATTGACCAAGCACACTGCGGTGTAGGACGGGTTAGTGGCTGATGCGCTGCCGCTGGTTGGCTTGATGACAACCGTGGCGAGCGTGTTGAGCAGCGGGAACAGCGTGGCGTCCACAGCAGCAGCGCCGAAATCCTGATGGAACTCCAGGGTGACGCTTGCTTGCTTGAGACCGCCAACGCGAGAACGCCATGCAGAACCAAACGCTGTGGTTTCCACATCATCAGATTCAATAGTGAGTTCAGCGCTTGCAAGGCTGGTAGAAAAATCGGTGCCTGCAACGGTGATGCTGTAATCAGTTGCGACAAACTTTGCCATGAGGGTTTGCCCTTTCCTTATTGAGCGTAAACCTGGACGACAAACTCTGCCGCCAGGTAAGTCACATCACCGATTACCAGTGATGTGTAGTTCCGCATCTCTGTGACACGGAGGTCTGAAATAACGCCATTCAAGTCACGGTCTGACTCGATGGCTGCCTTGATGCTGCTGGCGCCAGTAGTGGCGCAGTAGGCGTCAAGCTTTGACTGTGCACTGCGTTCATCAACGCGCCCAACAATTGCCAGCACAGTGAACTCAAGAGTGTCCAGGCCTCGACCGTAGGCAGTGTCAAAGGCGATGGACTCCGGCTTGACTACCGCAATCGGCGGATTGATGACGTCAGGAATCCACGCGCTAGTGCGCAGCCCTGAGATCGTCGCCAAGTTAGTGGCGATGCCTGAGCGAATAGCGGCAATGTCAGCCATTAGGAAATGCCTCGATAGCGCACATATGGTGCGACAAGTTGTGCAACGTCGCCATCAAGTTGGCGGCTGGTGACGCGCAGCGCGCCGAGTTCACCGAACGTCACACCGAGGGGAGACTCAAGACGCTTGAAGATACGCGCAGCCTGGATCACTGCTGCCTGTGTGATGACGCTAGGCACGCTGGGCCAGCCCCAGGTGGCGGTTACTTTGACGCCGACTTCACCGACCAGGCCAGGCCATAGGTAGTCGCCGATGGCGCGCACTCTGGTGTAGGGCCAGGTCAGTCCCTCGCTCTTGCCGTTCAACGGTTCAAGTTGGTAATCGTCTGTGCCCCAGGTGACTTCCCATTGCGGTGGGTCATAGTCGCTGGTTTGGATAATCAGGCCGCTAGTCGTGGCGATGTCATCCACTTGGAGCACCATGGCGTCATCAGTAGCGAAGTAGCGCGCCTCGGTCACTGTGCCAAATGAGCGACCACAGTAGCCATCAATGAGTTCGGACGCTGCGGAGCCAGCCATGGAAATCAAGGAATCGTCTACGGAATCCGTGATGCGTAGCGCGGCTTTGATCTGCGCTGTGCTGGCGTAGAGCGTCATCTGGTGTCCAATCTTTCAACAGGTTGCGCACGGCCTGGCGCACTTCCTCTTGGCTTGCCTTACGGCGCGTGAGTTGATCTAGAGTTATGTCAAGGGCTGCGAGCATCGTCTTGTCATCCATTGATGGTCAGCCCCTCTGTGTCATAGCGGTGACCTTCCAGGCGCGGTGTCACCCAGGGATTCAATGAGTGAACACCAACACCAAGACTGCGGATCTTTGCCGCCATCGCTTCAAGACTGCGCGTCCAGATGCCAAAGTGCAGGTGACCGTCAGGATCGGGATAACCGTCAATGCGTGAGCGTCCGTCAAACTCGCCGCAGTCAGCGCCCACCAGCATGATGTGTGCTGCGCCCATGTAGACCGCCAGGTGCATTGCCATGTGCAGCGATGTGGGGCCAACGACTAGGCGGTCATCATCTGTGGGCCAATGGTCAAACGGATTGAACCTGGCGTAGTGCTGGTCAGTCGTGGGCACAAACACCACGTTGGGTGACGTTGCCCTGTTCGGGCTGCGATCCTCAGGTGGCACTTGCTCGACTGTCGGCGTGAACACCAGGCAGTCAGGGCGCATCTCGGCGATGCGGTCTGCGTCAATGTGGTGATGTGTGACTGAGTAGGGGTCACACTCAGGACGCATGACGCCTGAAAAGTTAGTGCCAATGACGATCTTGTCGGCGAAGAATCCAGGCGCGGTGTGTTGCAACGTAGCGCCAGAGCCAAGCACCCAGATGGTCTGGCCTTGATGCACGTTCCAGAAGTCAGCTAGTCCCATGAGTTGCGCCTGCGGATAGCCAGGGACCAGCGGCCCTCACTCGTAGGGTTGTGCTCTTGCTTCATCTTGTAATACTCAGCATTGGCCTGGAAGGTGTGCTGATTCTTGTCGCGGTAGCCATGCGTGAGCGTGCTGGAGTTGTCGTGATGCACAGGCACATCGCTCAGCACGACTGGGATGCCAGCCGCGCGGCATCGAGTCTGGTAGTCGTTGTCTTCAAAGTAGGCAGGGTGCAAGGACTCGTCAAACAGGCCGACGGTCTGCACGACTTCCTCGCCGATAGCAAAAGCACACCATGGCGGAGCGCCAGCCGACAGCGTGAGGAACGCGCGCGATGCGTAAGTGTGAAACAGTTCAAGTGAGCCAGCCGGCCAGATCACATCAAAGTTGGCAATGAGCCAGTAGTCAGCGAACGGGGAACACTTGATGCCCAGGTTCCACGACCCAGCAACACCCATGTTTGCAGGCATCGGCAGCAGGCTGAACCTGTCCACCTTGTCCTGCCACGGTACTTGTGCAGGGTCCACGCAGCGCCCGTTGTCAATGACGATTAGGTGCGCCACGGGAAAGTCAATGCTGCCCACCATGCGATACAGCAAGTGCGGTGCAGTCAGCACAGGCACAACCATGGCTGGTATCACAGCGCCGCCAAGATAGGCCGCCAATACTTTGCATAAACCGTGTCAGCGTCGTACTCAAGTGCGAACTCACGCGCCTTGGGTGACCTGCCGTGACCGCGTTGGTAGGCGTTCTCAAGTGCCTCAATGATTGAAGGAATACCAGGGGTGACCCACCAGGCTTTTTGTGCTGCGTCCCATACAGGCTGACCTTCGACTAGCCAGCCATCGCCGACGAGCTCAGGCTGTGCCGTTGCATTGGAGACAATGACAGGCGTGCCACAGGACTGCGCCTCGACTGCCGGAATCCCAAAGCCTTCACCAAGTGAGGCTTGCAGCAGCACATCCATGCCTGTGTAAATCGCAGCCATGGCCTGATTGGGGATGCCCAGGCGGTGCATGTATTGATCCACAAACACAATGCGCTTGGGGTCAATGCCGCAAGCCTTGGCAAGGTAGTGCAAGTCAATGCCGCCCATTGCGCCCTTGGCTTCAGTGTGGACGTACAGCACAGCGTCCGTGCGCTGTTGGCTCCACATGGCGAAGGCCAAAAACATTTCGGGCAGCGCCTTGCGGTTCAGTCCGTGCTGTCCACCTTTGTTCGCTGAGTTGATGCCGACCACAAATGCGTCATTGGGAACGCCCATAAACTCACGCGCCTCAACCATGCCGCTGGCGAGTTCGATCTTGTCGGTTGCCTGGAACAGGTTGGTGTCAATGGCGTGCGGCGCGTAGTAGCACTGAACGCCGACATCCTGCAACATCTTCTCACCAAAGCGAGACATGGCGATTGGCGTCACGTTGTCACGCTTGCACCATTCCACAACGTCAGGCGGTGCAGGCTGGTGGTCAATGGGGACCCATGATGCGATGTTGTCCACCATGTCCCACTGCTTGCCCTTGAATACCCATACGTCAAACAGGGTGATGAGCAGTGGATCAAGGTCTGGGTGCTCATGCTGCCAGGCAGCCATGTGCGCTGGCGTTACATCGTTGGAGTAAAGATCAAAGCCGCGCGGAAAATGTTTCATGCCCTGGAACTCTTGGACAGTTCCTTCTAGGCCATAGTTGCTGGCAAGGGCTAGGGCATGACCGTCAGCCTTCATGCGTGACGTAACTTGCGCCGTCTGTGTGCCGTAACCAGTAGTCGCCCATGGGCTATTGCTTGCCCACAGGACTGCCTTAGGTTTGCCAGCACTTGCGCGTCGTGCAGGGTTGCCAGATCGCTTGGCGTTTTTCATGTCGCAGGCTTTCGGTCGCAGGGTTTGGAGACCTGAGAAGGGGCCGCGTCCTGCGCGCCGCGACCCCTCCTCAGGGGTTAGATCATCGGACTAGGAAGCGTTACCGATGAAGTACTTCACATGGCTGGACTGCGGCAAGCCACCGTCCACACGGAAGGTCGCACGGAACGTCACGAGATCGCTTGAGAAAGCGAAGTCATCGGAACGATCCAGGCGGATGCCACCGACCTGACGCACCATGTACGACGGGAGGTGACCAGCAATGAGCGACTTGGCAGAAGTTGCCGGATCAGCCATTGCAGGGTTCTCGATCAACGGGAAGCCCAGCACGCGGTCAGGCGTTCCCTCTGCAAGTGCAGGCTGGAACACATAGTCTCCACCAGGGCTGGTGAGCTTGCGGAGATTTGCAATGGCCTTTCCATTACCCATCACAGCGAAGCCAGGCAGACGACGAGCAGCAGCGTCAGCCGAGTAGATCAGGTCCACCACGTTGTCGTAGGTGAACGCACCGGAGACACCAGTGCCGCCAGTGACACCCGAGCCAGCCGAGTTCACAATGCCGTTGGGCTGAACCGTGCCAGTGCCCGTGGTCAGCGCAGCGTTCACCGCGTAGCCGAGAGCCTGACCAACGTTGGTTCCGAGGTAGCCCAAGATGTCCACGCCAGCGTCTTCGATCATTTCACGAGAAACCTGGGTCAGGAACGAATACTTGAACGCACCCAAGGTGAGGAACGCTTGGAAGCTGGGATCGCTCTCACCAATAGCCGAAGCCTCAGAGGTGACGCTACCAACCGAGTAGGCCGACGTCCGCGGGATTTGCAGGGACTCTCCACCAGCGGTGTTGATAACCGTTGCAACTTCCAGCATGGGGCCGGTGTAGCGAGCAAGCTCCATGATGCGGTCGTAGAACGAAGTCGGCACAGGAGCGCCAGTGCTGCTGGTGCTGACATCGCGCTTCTCAAAGTTGAGCGAGCGAACTTCACCACGAGCAAGCGAACGAAGCATTTCCGCATCGGTCTGCACGGGAGCAACAGTGGAAACCGCACGCGCTTCAGCGTGGGCAGCAGTAGCCTCAGCCACTTCACGCTCACGCATTTCAAGCGAGCGCATGTCATCAATGATCGCCTTGCGGCGGTCCATGTCTGCAAACGCGCGGTCTACTGACTCACGCTCAGCAGCGTCGAGTGAACGGCCCTCAGCAGCAGCGCGGTCAAGGATTTCCTTAGCCGCCTCATATGCCTTGGCGCGTTCCTCAATCTG